TAAAAGAAATGATATTATGAGGAAAAACCGTGTATAGCTCACTAAATATTTACAACCAGCCTGTAACTTTAGCTCCTACAACGGTTGCCTCACCAAATGCTGCTTATCAAAGGATGGCAAATTTCTGGGGTTTGATTGAGGATTTGAAAGAAGGAACTTATAAAATACGCAGCGAACATAGAAAATATCTTCAACAGGAACCAAGAGAGACTGATGATGCCTACGACACAAGGCTGGCAAGATCAACTGTTGTTCCTTATTTGCAACGGATAGAAAAAATGTTGTCAGGAATGTTGGTGCGAAAGCCTGTCAGACTTGACGATGTTTCTGATCTTGTTCGAGAGCAGCTTTTTGATGTTGATCTTGAGGGCAACGATCTCAACGTTTGGCTATATCAAACTGCAAGAACAGCGATTTCATTTGGCCACGTCGGGGTACTTGTTGATGCACCAAAGGAGGGAGAAAAGGCAAGGCCATATTGGGTTACTTATACACCAAGAGATATTCTTGGCTGGCGGACAGAAATTGTTGAAGGTACAAGGCAACTGACACAACTAAGATTGATGGAGCAAGTTGTTGAAAATGATGGCAAATATGGTGAAAAGTTGGTGAAACAAATCCGAGTTCTTGAGCTTGGTCGTTATGAAATACACCGCAAGGATAAGAAAGGCGAATATAAATTAGTTGATGAGGGAGAGATGAGCATAAAAGATAAGATTCCGTTTGCTGTTGCCTATTCAAACCGAGTTGGATATTACGAATCACGCAGCCCTTTATACGATATTGCAGAACTAAATCTGAAGCATTATCAAATACAAAGCGACCTTGATAATATTCTGCATATTAGTTCTGTTCCTTTGCTTGCCGTTTTTGGTTATCCAAATGCCGACGAGATAACAACAGGTCCAAATGAAGCATTATCTTTGCCACCAGAATCAAGACTTGAATATGTTTCTCCATCTGGCGATAGTTATGACAGCCAGTTCAAAAGGCTCGGAGATATAAAAGATCAAATAAATACTTTGTCGCTTGCTGCTGTTCTTGGTCAAAAGTTAGTCGGAGAAACAGCTGAAGCCAAGCGTATCGACAGATCGCAAAACGACTCAACGATGATGGTTATCGCACAGCAGATGCAAGATTTGATTGATAACTGTTTAAAGTTTCACAGTGAATATTTAAACGAACCAAACGCTGGTAGTTCTTTTGTTAATAGAGACTTTGTAACCGCAAGGCTTGAGCCTGCAGAGATTGATAGTCTCCTTAAAATATATGCTGCAAATGGCATCAGCCAAGAGAAACTTCTTGAGCAACTTGCAAGTGGAGAAATACTCGGTGATGACTTTGATATTGAAGAAGAATTAGAAAAAACGCAATCGGGTGGGCTGGTAGAAATGAATCAAGAAAGTGAAGCAGCTTAATAAATGGCAGTTCCAGAGGCTTTTTACAGAGAAGCTATAGATCTCAACAGATATAGCAACAAGGTGCAATTTCAAGTTGCCACTCAATTTAACGAAGTTATCCTTGATGTTCTCAGGCAGATAAGAGACCTCGAAGGGAACAGCCCAGCAACAACTGCAAGACTTAGATCAATATTGGCTCAAATGGTTGAGAGTTTAAAAGGCTGGGAAAATGAAAGTGCAGCTTATATGATTGATGAATTGCAAGGATTAGCAGAATTTCAAGTTGGCTTTGTTCAAGATCAGTTGCAGAGAGTATTACCAAAAGGTGAGTTTCAAGTAAACACGGTAGCTGTTTCCCCTGACTTTGCAAAATCAGTTGTGACTAGAGATCCAACTGCTTTGACGATTCGATTACGTGATGAAGATGGAGTTTTTCGAGCAGCTCAATTTGCTTTAACAGCTAAAAGAGGATCAGATATATCTTTACCAAATGGAAAAACAGTGCAGAAAGCCTTTAGAGGTATTGCAGAAGATTCAGGATCAAGGCTGTCAAAGGCAATCAGACTTGGAGTTTTAGAAGGGGAATCTTTGCCTCAAATAGTTAGAAGATTAAAAGGACCGAATCTTAGTTTTGTTAGCAAACCTCAAAATGCGATTGCTTTAAGATCTGCTTTGAAAAACTCTGAGGGTATGCTTTTGTCTAACAAACAAATACAAACTGTCGTGAGGACAAGCGTAAATCAAGTGCAAAATGCAGCAAGTCAAGCAGTTTATGCGGCAAACAAAAATGTAACTAGAAAATATCAATATGTTGCAACTCTTGATGCAAGAACAAGTTCAATTTGTCAAAGGCTTGATGGACAAGTTTTTAATTATGAAAAAGGTCCTGTCCCACCTCAGCATTTTAATTGTAGATCGACCACCGTGCCTATGATTGAGGATGTTGAATTTCCTCCGTCTGCTTTAGAAACAAGACCAAGTGCAACTGGCCGTGTCCCTCAAAATACTAATTATGCAAATTGGCTGAAAGATAATCCAAGTATTCAAGACGAAGTTTTAGGAAAAAAGAAAAGATATTTTAATTTCTTAATGAGTTCTAAAAGAGGAAAAAAACAATTAAATGCCACAAACGCCTTAAAAAAAATTATCCGAGAGGATGGAACGGAGTTAACATTAGAGCAATTAGCCAAAAGATATCCAAATGCCAATTAAAAAAGGAAAGTCTCAAAAAACAATAACAGGTAATATTAGGATGCTCATGAAAGAAGGCAAATCAAGATCACAGGCTGTTGCGATTGCTTTAAGCTCTGCTGGTAAATCTAAACCAGCCAAGAAACGCAAAAGGAGATAAGATATATTTAGTTGCATTCAAAATCATGCCTTCACACTACGGATCAATGAAACCAAAAGGAAAGAAAAAGAAAAAAAAAGGAGGCAAAAAGTAATGGGTTATATTTTTAAAGTTCAAGGTGCAGAAGAATCTAAGCCAAAGGCTGAAAACTCCGAAGTAAAGCCAAAAGCCAAAAAATCAAAAAAGAAAGGTGACTAGACGCTTTAGAAAAGTTCCAAAGGATAAAAAAACTGGCGTTGCTAAGAAATATCTTAGTGGGGCCAAAAATAAAGCTGCAAAGGCTGCTGAAATAAAAAGAACGGCAGCAGCTTACAAGCGAGGAGAGTATATTGATATAAAAGCCGTACAAAAATCAAGGGTTGCTCAAGATGGCTCCAAGAAAAAGAAAAAGCGTAAGAAAAAAGCCTGAGCCTAAACCACTCAGTGCAACAGTTATCAAAACGCTGCAAAGAAAAGCAAACAATTCAAAATTTACTCTTGGACAGTTAAAGGCTGTGTATAGAAGAGGTCAGGGAGCCTATCTTGGCGGAGGATCAAGAAATGTAACAATGCAAGCGTGGGCGATGGGGAGAGTTAATAGTTTTATAACAGGCAAAGGCGGTGCTAGAAAGGCCGATGCTGATTTATTGAGATAAAAATGAAGAAAAAAGAACTCACAACTCGTCAAAAAAATGCTTTAAAGCGTCATAAGTCAACTCATGGACATACAAAAGCACACATGGATGAGATGATAAAGGCCATGCTTGCTGGTAAAACATTTACTGAAGCTCACAGGCTTGCCATGAGGAAAAAAGGCAAATGACAATTAAAAGAGGTGGACATACTTTTGCTGGTGTAGATAAACCGATTCGCACTCCAAATCACAAAAGTGGAAAGTCTCATGCAGTCGTTATAAAGCAAGGCGATGGCTTTAGATTAATTAGATTTGGGATGCAAGGTGCAAAAACAAAGCCTCCAAGAAAGGGTGAGTCAGAGGCAGATAAAGCTAAAAGACGGTCTTTCAAAGCTCGCCATGCAAAAAATATTGCAAAAGGTAAGACAAGTGCCGCTTATTGGGCTGACAAAGTAAAGTGGAGTTAGTATATTAATAATTATTAAGATTTTTTATGGCTGAAGAACCAATTAAACCAAATCCACCTGTTGATACTGCTGCCTTAATTGCAGAAGTTGAAGCATTGAGAAAAAGTAAAGCTGAAATTTTAGATGATTTAAAAAAAGCAAAAGAAGCTGGAAAAGCCGTACCACCAGATGTTGATGTAGATGCTCTTATTGCTTTTAAGCAAAAGAAAGAACAAGAAGAGCTAGAAGCTAAAGGTAGATATGAAGAGGCTACAGAAAAACTTGCTGCACAATATAGGCAAGCTGAAGAATCAAAAAATCAAAGGATTCAAGAGCTTGAGAAAAGACAAAGAGAACTTGAAGTCGAAGCCCCTGCAGTCACTGCTCTCGCAGACGTTGTTCACGATCCACAATATGTACTTTCGAGACTTAATAAAGATCAATTATCAAGAGACCCTGATGGAACGGTTGTGGTTGTTGACGGATATAACAGAACATCTGTTAAGGAATGGGCTCAACAAAATATGCCTCAATGGGTACAAAAGAACCCAAGACCACAAGGTGGTGGAGCAACAACAACTAAGGTGACGGCTGACGTTGTTACAGGAGAAAGTAATCCTTTTGCAAGGGAATCTTTTAATTTAACTGAGCAAGCAAGACTTTATAGAACAGATATTAATAAATATAATATGCTCAAAAATGCAGTTAGCGGTTAATATAAAACTAACGTAGTTGTGCTGCGTCAGAGGTTGTGCCTCGAAGTGAACATATTTTATTAGTTTTTAATGGCTACATTAAGAAGTGATTTAATAATCCCAGAGGTGTTCACACCCTATTTGATCGAAGAGACAACTCAAAGAGATTCTTTTCTTCAAAGTGGGGTCGTACAACCTTTGGCAGAATTAAATCTATCCGCAGAAAGAGGCGGTGACTTTGTAAAGATTCCATTCTACAAAGCAAACTTGTCTGGCGACTTTGAAGTTTTATCTGATAGCACTTCATTGACTCCAGCAAAAATTACTGCAGACAACCAAATTGCTGCTGTGCTTCATAGGGGTCGTGCTTTCAGTTCCAGAGACTTGGCTGCTTTGGCAGTTGGTGGTGGTCCTGATCCTATGGCTGCTATTGCACAAAAAATGGCTGCTTATGTTAATAACCAGAAGCAAAAAGACTTATTCTCTTGTTTAACTGGTGCATTTGGTTCTATCAACGCAAACGACAGCAACTCTGCTCTATTTGCTTTAACAATTGACTCTGAATCAGGTGACACTCCAACAACGTTGAGTCCAAGACACGTTGCAAAGGCTCAGGCTTTGTTAGGTGATCAAGGAGATAAATTAACTGCAGTTGCAATGCACTCAAAAGTTTTTTATGACTTAGTTGAGAGAAATGCAATTGACAGAATTTACGATAATACAGGTGCTCCAGATACTTCAGCCACTGGTGGTAGCACAGTTAGAGCATTTGATGGACCTACAGCTGTAAATACATTTATGGGTCTAAATGTTATTGTTTCTGACGATGTTCCTACAACTGGATCTGGATCTTCTACTGAATATTCAACTTTCTTCTTTACTCAAGGAGCAGTTGTTACAGGAGAGCAAGCTCCAATCAGAACACAAACAGATAGAGACATTCTTGCTTTGGAAGAGGCAATGGCTGTGGATCTTCACTACATCTATCATCCTGTCGGTTTAAAGTACGCTGTATCAACAGTTAACCCTAATAGAACTGTATTAGAAACTGTTGCTTCTTGGTCGAAAG